CTAGAGAAGTAGGGGTCATTCTCTCTCATGAAGTGATAGAGATTAACCATGAATTGATTCATGGTTATATTCATACCATTGGGCATATACTCCTTGTATACTGTTGTATCGAGGGCCCCCTCTGGCAATTCATAGTATTTCTCTGTGAAGCGCTTCCACGGAGCTATAGGATGGATCTCCTGTACCCCCAGTAACTCAGATAAACACTTAGAGGCTTCAGTCTTACCTGAGCCACTCAGACCATGAATAATAATAAAGAACATAAGTAGTCGTCCCTGATAGGATTGACAATTTTAGAAGTCTCTGATAGAATTGAAGTGCTAGGGTAGCTTGGTAGCTAAAGGCTGAAACGTAGCCTTCAACCGAAAAGGGACTTAATGCAAAGAATATCTTTGTTTTTTGTTTCAAAACTGAAATTTGCGAATCCACCGAACTTGGCAAAGATTGAGTGAGGGAAGGGCGTTTCGTCAGGAGTAGATTTAATTAAGTTTTGCGGGTTCAATTCCCGTCTCTAGTATTTGTGGTCGGAAAATACTTTCCCCCTCGATACCCTGAAAAGATTTATCGTGTCAATTCCTATGGCCATGTTTTTCCCCAATGGTTTACATCGGGGAAAAACATGACTATAATTAGTTTTGCCTGAGAGTATTATTCAGTGACAGTGTATATACATACATGATGTACCAATCCAGCTAATAGTAGTTAAGCTGACGTCGTAAATTTTGGCAATCTCCTTATTTTACATATAAAGTTCTAATGTTTGTTCATCGCCAAGATACCATTGCTTGTCACTAAGAAACCAAAAAAACATTCCCTTGTAAAAATTTATGTGTTTTCTTTCAACTATTAAGCTTTGCCATAAACGAAAACACTCAAAAAATTGCTTCCATCCATAAGGAACATCCTCTCTAAGAGTAGTTTAAATAATAAGTAAATACTTTTCAAAAAGCTTATTGCAAACATAAACATAAAAACCAAAAGACAAGGTGTAAAACAACCCTTTAGTGATTAACATAAATCCCCACGCAGAAATTAAGAGTAAATTCAAGATCAGAGTCATAGGTTTTATTTTCATAATTTTACTTTAACCTTTCTAGGTGTTCTATATTACTTTACCACAATTAAAGTTATTTGTCGATAGTTTTAATAAGAAAATAAATTAAATTTACCTTTTCCGCTGTCAGTGTTTTAAGTATCATTAAGATTTCTATTAATTTATCCTTAAGTTTTTTAGTGGGTTCTGTGTCAGTTGGCTCATAGATGAAAGTTTTGGCACTTTCATCCTGTTCTATTTTAATCAAAGTGTATTTTTCCATATTTCGTTTCAATTCCTAATAAGGTTTAAAGTCAATCCTTTCCGTTATGAGCCAGTTATGAGCTTTTATGAGCCAGTTATGAGCCAGTTATAGGATGGAGGTCTATCTTAATATATCTAATCCTTGTTTTCTGATTTTTTGAGCAAGGTCTTTATTAAATATCCTTAATTCTTTAATCAAAGTAATCTGATTACTTGGTCAGTATTCTAGTAAAAAATCGACAACTTCTATTGAGGTTGTGCGTATTCTGGCTTCTTTGCTATACCCCTCTAATAATCGGTAAAAAAGGAATAGTCCACTAAGCAAGTCTTTTTTAATTACCCAGAATGCTATTTTAATCGATGTACTGCTAAGTCGCCAGTGTTTTAGTAATTGACATAGTTTTGTTTCTTCTAGTTGCCAGTAGGTAAAAAAATCCAAAACATTAGATATTACTGGGTAGTCGCTTCTACTTATGAAGTCAGATACTAGGGCATCAATTGCCTCTAGAGACTGACACATTCTGATAGAAGCAATTGATAATCCCTCTAGTTTATATCCTGAGATAATTTGTAGCATGGTTTTGAAGTTTTGTTTATTCTTTATAGTTATTGATAGTTTCCCAAAAATAAATCTCTGTTATTGATTTATTGTTTTTAAGTATTAGCTTCTGCCAACAGTAGAAGCTTTCAAAAAAGTTATTCCATCCACGAGGGACATCAATAAAAATACTATCTAAAATGATAAGTAAATACCTTTCGATAAGATTGCGTATTGTTAATATTAAAGAGCGTGGTTTTATTCCCACCTCTTTTAGTTCCGCTTTGGTTAATTTCTTTTTTAGAAATTTATCAATCTCTTTATCTAGTTGTGTTTGATTCATTGTTTTTTGGAGTTACTATAAAAAGTCTAAAGGTTTTATCTAGAAAATACGTTTTAACAGTCCTATCGCTAAAAATAACAAGGTTTCCTTGATATTTAATCATCCCCCCAGTCTGGGTAGTATTGCAAATAGATAGCTTGCCGCTCGATAGCTTCCTTCTCAAGCTTTTCAACTTCTTCGTCATCGAAGTCATGATCCCAAATTAGAGAATCAAGAAACCGGCCTTCTTTCTCTATAAACAATTCCTTCTTAACCATAAAATCTTGGCAACCATAAGACATCCCTCCGCTTTTCCCTATAAAAATAAGGGCACTGTCTTCAACAGTCGCCAAAAACTCTTTTAATTGTTTTGCGGTAATCACTTTGTGTCTCCTAAACAAAAAGCTATCTTATCAATATAAAGAGGAAACCCTAACGCTTCCTAGTATTCTAATAGTCTTGGCACGTCAGTCAGGGAATTAATTAGAAGTTTACCCGATTGCTACGGGAATAAGAAAATTAGCCACGGGTTAGAAAAGTGAGTATTTCCTCTATTCTAAATAAGTATTTTGCATCTAAGTACAATTGCTTATTGGCACTCTCACCCCTCCTATGCCTCTAACTATTAGATACCCGGAGCATCCCACTTTTTCAGTATGATTGCCCGTTAAATTCTCAAAAATAACCGCGCCCTTAATTTTCCAGAGAAAGAGCGCATCAAGCAAAAAAATAACTAATTGATTAATTTTAACACAATTCCTAATGTCTGTCAATAACTATGGCTAAAAAGAAGAGCTTTGCTTTTAAGAAAGAGCACAAGGACCCAGACGGAGGGCTAACAGCTAAGGGCCGCGCTGATTACAATCGCGCTACTGGCTCTAACCTGAAGCCCCCTGCCCCTAGTCCCAAGAACAAGGTGGATTCGGCCCGCCGCAAGAGCTTCTGTGCGCGTAGCGCAGGTCAGGCAGATATGCACGATATAGACTGTCGCAAGACACCTAACAAGCGCTTATGCAAGGCCCGCAGAGCATGGGCATGCTAGAACAGGGCTAGTGTCATGTCAAATAGTGAATACAGTGACGTGATCACCGCCGTATGTATCAGTGGCTATTCTAATGCGCGCCTCACTCTGGGAGTGGAACCAGCCCTGTGGATCTACGAAGTCAATTATAGGTGGGTTACGCTTACCCTCTTTAACGCGTAAGGCCCGGCCCACCTTTTGAATCATAGATACACCGTCTACTCCTCCCTTACCACCGGCGGCCATGATTATGCTACCAATAGAGCGTATGCTCACACCTAGGCTCAAGATACCCTCACTGGCTATAGTGCCAGATATAGAGCCCGCTGACAGCTGGTCTAGTACGTCGGTTATGTTAGTACTCTTACCATGAATAATGGGTAGAGATGTGCCCAACGCCTCTAGCTCAGTCAGTACATTAAGGGCCTGACTGGCAGGATTCTTCTTCTTACTACTAGTACCTACCTTACGTACTAGGATGAGCACGGGCCCATAGCCGTCTTTTATCAGTCGGCATGCGTGCCTCGCTATAAGGGCATTGCGGGCTCTATTATTAACTATGACGCTATCGTATAGCTGATTATAGAGCCATGGTGTAAAGGGTTTATCGAATGAGCCGTGCGCTACTGCACCGGGAGGAGCTGGATAGAACTCGAACTTAGGTTGCATAATGACACCGCTCTCGATGAGAGTAGTCTCTTGATACTCTGCGAGAAGGGGGCCGAATATAGCCTCCATCATCTTAGGGCGAGTAGGTGTAGCAGTCATACCAATCTTATAACGCGCGTTGACTAATGACAGAGCAGTAGTGATACCACTTGCATTCATATAGGTATGCGCCTCATCGAACACAGCGACCTCAATACCAGAGAGCCACTCTATATAGCGTCTATCGCCCCGCTTAATACGCTCATAGAGAGTATCTACGGTAGCGATAGTCATAGTTCCAATATCATCATTACCATCTCCTACTAGCCCAGGAGAGAGGCCCGCCCACTCCCGCACATCCTCCGCCATCTGGTAAAGTAGGCGCACGGTAGGTACTACTATGAGTCGGCGGGCCTCGAAATATTTCATCAGCGTGGCAATAACAGCGCTCTTTCCATAACCAGTAGCAGCCCGCACGTAGCCCCGGTAGCCCCGTAATATGCTAGCTATTGCCTCTCGTTGGTCGAGGCGTAGTCTAGCGTCTATAAAGGGATCGAGTAGAGTTGGTCGGGGGAGTAGCTCTAGAGTAGCAGTATGGCCAGCCCGCCGTAGTAACTCCATATAGAGAGGGAGGAGGCCCGCCAATAAGCGACAGCCCCCTCGCCCATCTGGATAATAGAGAGGGTAATGAGCGGGTATAGCTAGAGGTTCAATAGGAAGAATACCCGCTATAGAGCGGGCTTCTTCTACGTCTAGTACTGCACAGAGATGTCTATGACAGCCTGGCAGTAGTTCTGGTATATAGGCCCAGTTACCATCTACTCGTATTATCATTCGGCCCAGGGGTTCCCATTAATCTCAATTGTTTCTTCTTCTACAATTTCCGCAACACACAGGCCAATACTCTTTGTGTTGCTGAAGTCACCCTCATTAAGAACATTAATCTCACCAGCAGGATTAATCTGCTGCCAGTACTTGCGTGCTGCCTTAATAGCCCCTAAGTCAGGAATCTCCTTAACTGCGAAGTTTAATGATGCCTTAGGGTTCTTATCTTCTGGATTAGGCGGTACAATACTAATAATAATAGTCTGAAAATAAGGGCTCATCTTCATTGCAATAGTATCGCGTTTGCCAACAGGGGCATTATTGAAGTCCTTGCTGTGCTTGTAGATGAGATTATTGACCATGGCTTCATAACCAACACTAGTCCACTGTTTAGTTGAGGCATCCCAGATACCACGGCGAGTAGACTTTGCCTTGAGGGGAATAATTAGGATGAAGCCGGTATCATCCATGAGTTCTTTCACTGTATAATCATTGAAGGTAGATGTGACCTTGCCCCCCTTATTGGACAATACACGAGTGGTGAAGCCTGTAACATAGAAGATAAGCTGGCCCGTCGGGCTACAGGTAACAGGGCGGTCCTTACCTTCTACCTCTTGACTATGTAGGCCTGCGCGAATACATTCACTACAGGTCATGCCCTTCTTACCAACTAGACCTAGCTTATCGACAATAGGTAGAGGGCGATTGGGTGGATCTCCATATTCAGTTACGCCCTTGAGACATACGTTCTCAGGGAGGGCCTGGATTAGTTTAATACTACCATCAGGATAGGTACGCTTATATCCCACACTATTACAGAAGCGCACATATTTAC